TGAGTTAAAATGGTGTGATGTCAACATTGAATGGCAGAGACATTGTTGGTATGAAATAGATCCAGAAACAAAAGAACTTGGTGAGTTTATAGAAGGTTCTGGTATTGAGGGTGATTATCTTGAATGGAATCCAGAGACTCAAGAGTTTGATGAAAGAGAAGATGAGGAGGATGAAGAAGATGACGAATGATAATTATATTGTGAATGAGTTAAGAAGTATTTACGGAACAGAATTTACTGCTGCTGATGTTCGTGGGTATTGCGCATCTCATGATATAGCATATCAAACAGTGACTAAGAGATTGGAAAAGTATAAGGTAGGAAGAGGAAAGTGGAATTTAGAAATAAATAAACAAGTAGTGGAGGATATTGAACGTTCTTATAACCTTCCTTCCCCACAACAAAATCTTATTCCAGAAAAAGATGATACCTTCATCAACTTTGGTGATATTAAGACCATTCTCAAAACCCGTTTGTTCTATCCTACATTCATTACGGGACTTTCGGGAAATGGTAAAACTATCAGTGTTGAACAAGCGTGTTCTCAACTCAAGAGGGAATTAATTCGTGTCAACATCACAATCGAAACAGACGAAGATGATTTGGTTGGTGGGTTCCGTCTTAGTGATGGCAACACTGTATGGCATAACGGTCCAGTTATCGAGGCACTGGAAAGGGGAGCTGTCCTCCTTTTAGATGAGATAGACTTAGCATCTAATAAGATTCTTTGCTTGCAAAGTATTTTAGAAGGAAAGGGAGTGTTCCTGAAAAAGATTGGACGTTGGGTAAAACCTTCTCCTGGATTTAATATAGTTGCAACTGCTAATACCAAAGGTAAAGGATCAGATGATGGTAGATTTATTGGTACTAATGTATTAAATGAAGCATTCCTTGAGAGGTTCCCTGTAACTTTTGAACAGGATTATCCATCACCATCAATTGAGATGAAAATTGTCAGACTTCATGCTGCTGCTGTAGGGGTTCATGATGAATCTTTCTTAAAGCATCTTGTAGATTGGGGTGATATTATTCGTAAGACTTTCTATGATGGTGGAATTGAGGAGATTATTAGTACTCGTCGTTTGGTTCATATCATTAGGGCTTATTCTATTTTTGAGAATAAGGAAAAGGCAATTAAAGTATGTCTGAATAGGTTTGATGATGAAACAAAACAAGCATTTCTTGAACTTTATGATAAAGTAGATGGTGATGTTGAGTTTGACACAGAGGAGGTAATTTGATACAATGGTAAATGCCTGGAGTCTACTTTATGATGAGATTTATGGAGATTCTGAAATGAAAAAAGAGAAAGAAGAAAAAAAATCAAAGTATTGGTATGATTATGATCGTAATGATGCTAATAGAGAAAATCCTTTTCTCAAATCAGAACATTATGATGATTTTGAAAACCCTCTTCCATCTCAAGAAGATTATGTGAGTGCAGATAGATCTCAAACTGGTAATTTTTTCGCTGCAGAAACTGTTCCGTTTGATTTTTATGGAGAAGATACTATTATTTCTTCTGGAGATGATGATACTATTTCTTTTTATGGAGCCCAAGATACTTTGTGGGGTAGTGGTGGGTCTGATACTATTAGTTTAGCTGGCGTTGTAGGATCTCAAGGTATAGATTCTATTTCTTTACTGGATGATGCTTATCCTACTTTAGGTTCTGGAAATACTGCATCTATGGAATATGGGTTTCCTCCAAAACCTCAACCAAACTTGAAGTATAAGTCTCAAAAGTATGGTGAGGATAAGGGTATTAAAGATCTTAAAGATTATGTCTCTTCTACCTATCAGGGACATTATACAAATGATAATTCAGATGTGCAGACGCTGGATCTTATTCATTCGGTAGGTGATGCTGAGTCTTTCTGTAGATCTAACGCACTTAAGTATTTGAGTCGGTATGATAAGAAAGGTCAAGCAAAACGTGATATACTAAAGGCAATGCATTATTGTCTTCTACTCTACTACTTCAGTGGCAATGCAAACGATGAAACTCCGACCCGTGGTTATGAAACTTTCTGATAATACTATTTCACTTCTTAAAAACTTTTCGACTATTAATCAGTCTATTCTTTTTAAAGCAGGTAATAAACTTCGCACCATGAGTGTGATGAAGAATATTCTTGCAGAAGCAACAATTAATGAAGCTCTTCCAAAAGATTTTGGTATCTATGATTTAAATCAGTTTTTGAATGGTCATTCTCTTCATCAAAGTCCAGAGTTGGATTTTACTAATGATGAATATGTGGTAATTAAAGAAGGTAAAGCTAGATCAAAGTATTTCTTTGCTGATCCTTCTGTTATTGTGGCTCCTCCAGATAAGCCAATTACTCTTCCTAGTGAAGATGTTTCTTTTGTTATTACAAGTCAACAATTAGAGAAGTTAAAGAAAGCAGCTTCTGTATATCAATTACCTGATATTTCTGCTATTGGTGGAGGTGGTGTAGTAAAACTCGTAGCCAGGGATAAGAAGAATGATACCTCAAATGATTTCTCTATTGTAGTTGGTGAAACAAATAATGAATTTGTGTTTAACTTTAAGGAAGAGAATTTAAAGATTGTTCCTGGTTCTTATGATGTCGTTGTATCATCCAAATTACTTTCTAGGTTCACTAATCAGAGTTATGATGTGGTATACTATATTGCATTGGAGCCTGATTCCACATTTGAATAATGTATAAAGTATGTCCTTTGGCTGATGAATATCCTCATATTAAGACTTCTGAAGTAGAGTATGAGGATTGGACAGATGCTCAGGATGAAGCTGTACGTTTGTTGGAATCTGGTGTACAGTATGTACAGATACTATTGGAAGATGGGTTACTTCAAGAATTAAATTTGGAGAGAGGTATTATGCCTGATCCTACTTTTAGTACTCATACTCTTGCACCTTATTATGTTAGATTGAGAAATTATGAGAAGTGATTTTGTTTGGACTGAGAAATATCGTCCAAAGACAATTGAAGAATGTATTCTTCCTGAGAGTATTAAAAAAACTTTTAAGGATTTCCTAGATAAAGGAGAGGTTCCTAATCTTTTGCTTTCTGGACCTCCTGGGTGTGGAAAGACCACCGTAGCAAAAGCATTATGTAATGAATTAGGAGTAGATGTTTATGTCATTAACGGATCAGATGAAGGAAGATTCTTGGATACTGTGCGAAATAATGCAAGAAACTTCGCTTCTACCGTTTCCCTTTCGTCTGAGGCCAAACACAAAGTCATTATTATCGATGAGGCAGATAATACAACTCCAGACGTACAGCTTTGTTTACGAGCATTTACAGAAGAGTTTGTGGGAAATTGTAGGTTTATCTTCACTTGCAACTACAAAAACAAAATCATCCAACCTCTCCATTCCCGTTGTGCAGTCGTTGACTTTTCAATAAATGGTAAACACAAACCCGAAATCGCTGCTCAATTCTTCAAACGACTTAACTTTATCTTGGACACCGAACGGTGCCAAGCTGATAGGAAAGTCCTCGCAGAACTTATCAACAAACACTTCCCAGATTGGCGTCGGGTCCTTAACGAATGTCAAAGATACTCTGTTGGGGGAAAAATTGACGCAGGAATTCTTGCAGCGTTTTCAGAAGTAAAAACTCATGATCTCTTTAAAAAACTCAAAGAAAAGGACTTTCCGGAAGTACGTAAATGGTGTGTCAATAACCTGGACAATGATCCTACTGTACTTCTGCGGAGCATTTATGATGGCTGTTACCAATCCCTCACTGGTCCTGGTATTGCTGCTGCTGTTCTTATCATTGCTAAGTATCAGTACCAGTCTGCGTTTGTTGCTGACCAAGAAATAAACATGCTTGCTTGTTTGACTGAATTAATGGTAGAGTGTGAATTCAAATGAGCCTTAAGGATTATCAAGGGCCAAAGAAAGATTGGAATAAAGAACAGTGGTTACAACATGCCTGGGTTCAAAGATGGAATCCATGGATCTCTGAGGAAGACAGAGAGTATTGGAGAGATAAAATTAAGGAATTGACTTATGAATAAAGATCCTCGTAAATCACTTAAAACCCCTTTAAGGTATCCTGGTGGCAAGTCTCGTGCTTGCACAAAGATGGATCCTTATTTTCCTGATCTTAGGAATTACACTGAGTTTAGAGAACCATTTTTGGGTGGAGGAAGTGTAGCTCTTCATGTGTCAAAGAAATATCCCCATCTTAAGATTACAGTTAATGATTTGTATGAACCTCTTGCTAATTTTTGGCAACAACTTCAAATGTTTGGAGGGGAGATAAAGGAAATATTAACAGAGTTGAAACTCTCTCATAATGATGTAGAATCTGCAAAGAAACTTTTTATTGAATCTAAGGAGAAGATTAATGCTAAGGAACCGGGTGTTGACCATATTGATAGGGCTGTGGCTTTTTACATTGTTAATAAGTGTTCTTTCAGTGGTCTCACCGAGAGTTCCTCTTTCTCGAAACAAGCCTCATGTAATAACTTCTCAATGCGAGGAATCGAAAGATTGCCGTTATATTCTGAAATAATCTCTCATTGGCATATTAATCAATATTCTTATGAATATCTAATGGAACATGATATTCATGATGGAATTTTTATGTATCATGATCCTCCTTATGCTATTAAGGATCATCTCTATGGTCGCAAGGGATCTATACATAAAAGTTTTGACCATGATAAGTTTGCTGCTGATTGTGAAAAACATTCTCACATACACATGATGGTTAGTTACAATGCTGACAAAATTGTTAAAGATAGATTTAAAGGATGGAATGCTGCTGAATTTGATTTAACATATACTTTACGTTCAGTTGGAGAGTATATGAGAGAACAAAAAGCTCGTAAGGAATTACTCTTGATGAATTATGGTTCTGGTCCTAAAATTAAATTGAGTTTTGATGGTTGTTATAACTATGATAGGCTTAAGAAGGAGGGATTGGCAGCATGAGTGAAAATGTAGTATATTATTCTTATAAGACTAGTAGACATTCTCATATTAATGATCATGAGATGAAACGTCTTGATCATAGTATTAATTCATTAAGGGAGTTTAATAATGAAATACCTGTTTATCTTTTTTGTGATGACACTTCTATTATCCCCGATCATTTTATTCTTGAATATGCTGTTAGAGTAGAACCATTTGAAAAGCAACCTAATCATGGGATGCTTTTCATTTATAGGTGGTTTAATTTACAGTATTTCGCAGAGGAGGAAGATGTTAACATTCTTTATGTAGATTCTGATACTATATTCTGTGGAGATGTTCAATATCTTTTTGATCATTATAATCATGCAGAAGTTTTTGGGAGAGAAGAGTTTGGATTTAGACATGATCCGAACGTAGGTGGAGGTAGGAGTATAAGAGAAGCATTAGATTATGTGGATCAGTGTATAGAGGAAGCAGGGGGACAGCATCATGTTTATAAGTATTGTATGGGAGTAATGTTATTCAATAGGGGAATTCATTTAGATATTGTAGATAGATTGGGTGAACTTGTTGAATTGATGTGTCAATTGAGAGATGGTAAGATACCATATCCTGTACCTAATCCTAGAATAGTGGATGAGTATGCTATGTGGGTTATTTTAAGTAGATTGGGAGTCTTTGGAGAGTTATTTGGTGTGCAGGATGTAACTCATGGATGGATAGAACAAAAACATCAGGAGTTCTTTAATCCTATTGTATGTCATTATTCTACCAAGAAGGAGCAAGAGTTTGCTGCTTCTGATCCCAAATATAGTAATCTTCTTAGAGATGTAGATGATTTGAGTGAAGAGATCGATCCCTGGAGTATTTTGTTATAATGGAATTAAAGGACTGGTTAAATTCTATTAATTTTACAAAGGAAGATCTGTCTGATCATATAGGAGAATACCCTCCTTATATCGTTAATAGATGTTTGTCGGGACATCTAGACTGTATCATGTTTGCTAATGAAATGAATAGGTATAATTTCCTTGATAAGGATATGCAATATTCATTTTATCTAAATACTTTGAGGAAACGGAAGAGATTTTCTCCCTGGATCCGCAAAGATAAAGTGTCTGACTTAGAGTATGTAAAACGTTATTATGGTTATAATAATGAAAACGCAACTCAAGCATTGAAAATTTTATCTCATGAACAAATTGAATTTATCAAACAAAAACTTGATACTGGTGGTAAAAAATGACAAGTCGTACTGTTGAACCTCAGGTTAATTGGTCGCAGGATCAAATGGTAGAGGTTAAACTAAATGAACCTGATGATTTCTTGAAAGTCAGAGAAACTCTTACAAGGATTGGTGTAGCCTCTCGTAAGGAAAGAAAGCTTTATCAATCATGTCACATCTTGCATAAGCAAGGAAAATATTATATTGTTCACTTTAAAGAACTATTTGCATTAGATGGAAAGTATGCAAATCTAACAGTAAATGATGTACAACGTAGAAATAGAATTACTCGTTTACTTGCTGATTGGGGTCTGATTCATGTAGTCAAGGAAGATTCCATTCAAGATATTGCTCCTCTTAATCAAATTAAAGTTCTTCCTTATAAGGATAAGAATGATTGGATTTTAGAACAGAAATACAATATAGGTAAGAAAGGGAAACCGCTTGAAGATGGTTAATCTTATTGCTTCATTATATGCATATTGGATTGTATGCTATTGCTATCGTTTCACCTTTATTGGGTAAACCCTATTAAAAAGTAGGGTAAACTTCATATCCTTTTTTAGAGGATGTTGTATAATTAGTTATGGATGCCTTAGGGGTCCACACAACAACAAACTCGCTTAGTAAAGGAGCTTACTATCATGGGTAACCTAACACGTTATCGTTCCGCAGATCTTCCTGAATTAATGGAAAGGATCTCAAGGAATAGTATTGGACTGGACAATTATTTTGATCAGTTTTTCAATCTCTCTACCACTTCCAATTATCCACCTTATAATCTGATTCACGTAAACAATGTTGAGTCTAGATTAGAAATTGCACTAGCTGGATTTAAAAAGAAGGAAGTAAATGTCTTCACCGAGTATGGAAAACTTTTTGTTAAAGGAGAAAGAAATGACAAGTCTGATGAAGACTACGTCCATAAGGGACTGGCTCAAAGATCTTTCGAAAGATCGTGGGCAATCTCAGACGACGTCGAAGTCAAAGAGGTGGAGTTCGAGGATGGACTCCTCACTATCACACTAGGTAAAATCGTTCCAGAGCATCACTCTAGGAAGGATTGGCTTTAAGTAGTGATTATTATAGATAGTAGTGGTTTAAAAATGTTCACATTTTTAAACAAGGTATTATCGTAGAGGGTCTTCACGACCCTCTTTTTTTGTGGTATAATTAAAGGAGGATTAATCTTAAGATGACTGTAAAATTAGTAGTATTAAAATCCGGAGAGGATGTTGTTGCTGATATTCAAGAGATGTTAGTAAAGGATCCTGAAGGAAAAGATAAGACAGTTGGATATTTTTTTAAATACCCTTGTAGGGTTAAACTTTTAGGAAATGAAATTAAAAAGGATGGGAATATTTCAACCCCATTCAAGATGCAACTTACTCCCTGGATGCCATTAGCTAAAGAGCAGATTATTCCAGTAGTAGTAGATTGGGTTGTTACAGTTATCGAACCTATAGATCAATTAAAGGAAATGTACGAAGATGGGATTAAAAAGTATGTCCAAGGAGAATCTGAAGCTTCTAGTACTGACCAACCATTTAATATTGTTGAGTCAGATTGAGGAAGTTTCTACCGATTTGGGAGAACCAGATTGTAAATTAATTGAACCATTTATTGTGGATAAGAATACTAAGGAGTTATCTCCTTGGTTTGTTGATTTGACTTCGCAGAATACCTTTATGATTCATTCTGATAAGATCTTGACTGTGATGGAACCTAATACTAAACTAGTAGACAAGTACGAAAGTCTTCTTGAATAATGAATTTTTACACAAACGTTCAAATGATTGGGAACAAGTTTCTTGTTCGTGGTTATGAGGATGGTAAACGTGTACTATATAAAGATGATTACTTTCCTACCCTTTTTGTAAGGTCTAAAAGAAAGAGTAAATATAAGACTCTTGAGGGTGAGACTGTTGAACCAATTAAACCAGGTAGTGTGAGGGATTGTCGTGAGTTCTACAAAAAGTATGAAGATGTTGATGGGTTCAAAATATATGGTAATGATAGATATGTCTTCCAATATATTTCGGATAAGTATCCCCAAGATGAAATCAAATTTGATATTAACCATATCAAACTTGTAACTATTGATATTGAGGTTCAATCAGAGAATGGATTCCCTGATCCAGCATCTTGTGATGAAGAGATGCTTACTATTTCGATTCAAGATTATAATACTAAGCATATTAATACTTGGGGAAGAAAGCCTTATACTACAACTCAAGAGAATGTAACTTATCATTATTATCCTGATGAGCGTGATATGCTCTATTCTTTTTTAGAGTTTTGGGCTGCTGATTGTCCTGATGTGATAACTGGATGGAATGTGCGTTTATATGACATTCCTTATATCTGTGGCAGAATAGACAGGATTATGGGGGAGGATGAGAGAGGTAGAGCAATTTATAATAGGTTGTCGCCTTGGGGGTTGGTGAGTCCCAATGAAACTTATATCTCTGGTAGAAGGTTTAATATTTTTGATATTGGTGGTATTTCTACTCTTGATTATCTGGACCTTTATAAGAAGTTTACTTATAAGGCACAGGAGTCTTATAGATTGGATTATATTGCTAGTGTAGAATTAGGGCAGAAGAAATTAGATCACTCTGAGTTTGATACCTTTAAAGATTTTTATACTGGTAATTGGAAGAAGTTTGTAGATTACAACATCATTGACGTTGAACTGGTTGATCGTCTGGAAGACAAGATGAAGTTGATTGAGTTGGCACTTACTATGGCTTATAGTGCTAAGGTTAATTACAGTGATGTCATGTTCCAGGTTAGGATGTGGGATACTATTATCTACAACTATCTTAAGAAGAGAGACATTGTGATTCCTCCTAAGGATAAGAGTGATAAGAATGAAAGATATGCTGGTGCTTATGTGAAGGAACCAGTACCTGGTGTATATAATTGGGTTGCTTCTTTTGACCTTAATAGTCTATACCCTCATCTTATGATGCAGTATAATATTAGTCCAGAAACTTTGGTTGGTGAAAGGAATCCTAAAGCAACTGTAGATAAGGTGTTGAATAAGGAGGTTGATTTTTCTGATTATGAGCAGTATGCTGTCTGTGCTAATGGGGCGATGTATAGGAAGGATAAGAGAGGATTCCTTCCTGAGTTAATGGATGTGATGTATGAAGATAGAAAGATCTATAAGAAGAAGATGCTTAAATCTAAACAACAACTTGTAGATATTGAGGAAGAGATGAAGAGGAGGGGATTATAATGGGGTATCTTATTGGAGGGGCTGAGGAAGGTCCTGAGAAGGAGATAGTAGCATCTAAAAGGAGTCCCTATGCCAAATTATCTGATGGTGAATTAAAGAGGTTACATGAGCAGACTATCAAGGATATTACAAAGTATAATAACTTTCAGATGGCCAAGAAGATTGCACTTAATTCTGCTTATGGTGCTGTCGGCAATCAGTACTTTAGGTATTACAAACTTGCTAATGCAGAAGCCATTACTTTGTCAGGCCAGGTATCCATTCGTTGGATAGAGAATCGCATAAATACCTACTTGAACAAGTTACTCAATACGGAAGATATCGATTATGTGGTGGCATCAGATACTGATTCAGTATACATCAATTTCGGACCTCTTGTTGATAAATTTTTTAGTAGCAAGAGTGATGATAAGGCTAAAGTGGTTACAATACTCGACCAAATTTGCCAGGATAAACTCGAACCTTTTATTCAAAAATCCTATGAAGAATTGGCGTCTTATGTGAATGCCTATGATCAGAAGATGGAGATGAAGCGTGAGAATATTGCTGATAGAGGTATATGGACTGCTAAGAAAAGATATATTTTAAATGTATGGGATAGTGAAGGAGTAAGATATGAAGACCCCAAACTTAAGATAATGGGTATTGAGGCAGTTAAGTCCTCTACACCTGCACCTTGTCGTCAGATGATTAAGGATGCTCTTCAATTGATGATGAGTGGAACTGAGGATGATGTGATTGATTTCATTGATAAGAGTAGAGAATCTTTTAAGAAATTGCCTCCAGAGGATATTGCTTTTCCTAGAACAGTATCGGATGTTAGTAAGTATAAATTTGGAGAACCTTATTATGTTGATAAGGGAGATGGTACTAAGAGGAAGGTTGGGATTCCTATTCATGTGAGGGGATCACTTTTGTTTAATCATTATATAAAGGAGAAGAAATTAGATAATAAGTATTCATTAATAAATAATGGCGAAAAAATTAAGTTTTGCTATCTCAAAAAAGCAAATCCAATTCATGAAAATGTTATATCTTTTATTTCAGATTTTCCGGTAGAATTGGGTCTTGACAAGTATATTGATTATGATTTACAATT